AATATGTGGAAAGGTGCATTAATGGTGAACCTAAGATACACCTAATAAGGAGGGCTGACAATGGACTTTGAAAAGGAAGTATCAGAAATATATCCCTGGATATTACGTGTAGCGAAAAGATTCTGCCGATCTATGCAGGATGCAGAAGATTTAGCCGGTGACACGGTGTACAAAATGCTTATAAATCGTGATAAGTTCGATGTATCAAAACCTTTGAAACCGTGGTGCCTTGCTGTCATGCAGAATACTTATATTACGCAGTACAATAGAAACTCTCTCATACATTTTATTGGATATGATTCAGCAGTTGAAAATGCTTCTTCTGATTATGCTTCTAATTTGGCAATGTTTAATGATGTTTTGTCTGCCATTCGCCGGTGTGCTCAAAAATCATGTTGTATGGATAGCTTAATATATTGTGCCCAGGGATATTCCTATGACGAAATAAGTGAACTGTTGAATGTCCCGACTGGAACAGTCCGAAGCCGCATTTCATTTGGTCGGAAGATGTTATATCAAGAACTTGATTATTAATTCGTTAAAAATGGTTTGAAAAAGGCTGTTGAAGAAAAAAAACATCCATTTTGTTAGGCTATTACCTAACAAATGGCTATATTTGCAATACCAAATAACATAAAAGTCAAACCAAAAAAAGTGAATTATGGAAACAAAGTCTAATTTTAGAGCCAGAGTGATGAAGTATGCTCATCATCTTCTTTCAACAACAAAAAAGAGTTGGAAATATTGTCTGCTAAAAGCGTGGGAGCTTTACAGGCTTGCTAAAAGAATGAGAAGCGGTGAAGTTAAATTCGCCTATGAGAAAGTGAATGGCAGTATTCGCTACGCTATCGGCACTCTTAAAAATGTTCCTGCAGGTGCAACAAACAAGGGTAAACGTATGACAAAGCCTTCTTATAAAACTTTCTCTTACTTCGATGTTGATAAGCAGGAGTTTAGAAGCTTCAAAATTGAGAACCTTGTAACCGTGTATTGATATGACTCCATTAGAATACTACTCAAAGAGAAAAGAGGATAGCAGGCAAGAGCTTGCTACCCTCATAGCACAAGCTAATCAGCTCATAGGTGATACACATAACAGCCTTAACACTCATACTAATCAAGTGAGCAATATGGGGAATATAAAAATGCTTTCTCAACAATTACAGCAGCTAACAAGCCGTATTGAACTTGAGAAGCAAAAGGGAGATATGCTTGAAAGTATCTGCCTGACACTAACCACAGAAGGGTAAGCATATGAAAGCCACTTTGTTGAAAGTTACCGGAGAAACAGTTGAGATTTCTCCGGTGAATGGGAACTGCTTTACCCTAAAAGAAGCGCAGAGTTTTGTAAATGGCTATGTTCAAGTCATTGATATTTGCCCTAATAAAATAATGATAATGAATGAGGAGGGTAAATTCCACTTTGAGTTGAATGTTGAGGCTACCCGGATTGCACTAATGAATAGTGCAATTTTTCCCGATGATTATATAGCCGGTGACGCTATTGTGTGTGATGGCAGTATGTTCTAACCCTTTAATTTCAGAAAATATGAGAACAATTTATAGAGTGGAATCACCAACTGGTGAAGTTCGTGTATTGGAAGTGTCTCGCAATGAGACTGGATATAATGTTTACATTAATGATTCAAACATCTGTGAGAGCATTACTGAAGAGGAACTCACTGAAGCTTTAGAGAATCTTAATTTTTGAAATAAATCAGAGTTTTCCATTTTGGAAATACCTAATAACAGAATAAATGAGTAATAGTATTGCAGCTAATGATATCATTCAAAATATCGACGATCTGTTAGCCGAATATCCAGTTGATGAATGTATTAGCATCTTACAGGAAGTGGTAAAGGAGATGGATGTACGTATTAAGGAATACATAATAAATAAGAAAGTAACAGGAATGTGGCAAAACAGCAGATAAATATGTATTAGGCGTTTCTCCGGCTTTCATTACAAGAAGAAGTTGAGAAACTCGATTTTGATACTTTTTATGTAACAGCCGGAGGAAGGCGAGTTTTGGAGAAAAATTAAAAAACAGTCCAATATACCACTTTATTTTTATTTTGTTCAATAAAATTAAAGTGATATATTTGAACGTTTTCTCTAGTTGGAACTTATTATGTATTGATTAAACATAAATAAAAATGGAAGCTCAAGATTTGATAACTATTATTTTTTCATTTTGCAGAAATAATGCTGGGTGGCTTTTTTCTGGAATAGGCGTAAGTCTTTTGGGATTTATAATAAAGAAAGTATTGTCGAGAAAGAAAAAAACAACAATACATCAGGAAGCTAATTCTAATAAACAATCTAAAATTACACAGGTAGGAGGGCATTATGAAAGACACTAAGCAAAATGCAAATAATAATACAAATACTACTGTTATTCAAGTGAATGGTGATTATTATTCAGGAATTACAGAAAGCCAGGCCAAAGAGATAGCCCTTGCTACTGTTAGAAATGAATTTTCCATATTATATGGGGAAGCCCAAAATATATTTGAAAAGCGTGTTCAAGAAATCGTCGATGAATCATTACTTAGAATACAACATGATAGCCCTGAATCGTTCAAAAGATTTAATGAACCCGCTATCCAATTGATTTTAAATACTGTTTATAAAGAATATGCAAAAAGTGGAGATTCTGATTTAAAGCAAAGATTAATAGATTTGCTTATTGCTAGAATTAAAGTTTCCGAGCATACTTTTACCCAAATTCTTATTGATGATGCTATAAGAATAACTCCTAAAATAAGAATACAACATTTACAATTCCTGACGTCCTTATTTTTTATATATAGTGGTCTGGTAACTTTTACTTGTATAGCAGAATATGACGAATGTATAACTATGTTGGCTAAGAATTATCCACTTTATCCTAAGGAAGCTTCTCTTTTCAATGTAAACGATGTCTATTTTCTTGCACTGTTAAAACATACCGGCTGTATTACGTATGCAGAAAGTTCTTCTTCATTAGTAGAAGAAGAAATATTAATTTGCTTTGGAGGTATTTTTAACAAAGGATTTAAAATATCTGATATAGATTCAGCTTTAAAAAAAGAGTTGGAAGAGCATAATTTAATATGTACCAGTGAAATACAACCTGGTAATGTAAGAATAAATACACGAAATGAATTTATTCTTCGTTTGGATGTTAATAAAATATCGAAAAAATACAGGAAAAATATGTATGATTTATACGTCAACAATTGTAGTACAGTAGAAGATTTAAGAAATTACAATAAATCATTAGATAATAGAGTTCACGCTATGTTTGAATCCGTGAATTTCCTAAATAGAACGGAACATTACAGTTTATCGGAATTTGGTCTTTTCTTGGGACAACAGAATTTTTATAAAATGTTTCCTCGTTATTATACTTCTTTTGATTAGAGTTAAACTATATGCTTAATCAGTCTTTATGTCAAGTTCGCCAGTAACACTCATAATTAATTCAGATATGCGAAAAAGATAGATGTGGATAAAAAGAATGGAGAGCAGGTTTCGAACCTGCATCTCCACATAAAGTGTTGTTTTTTCCACTTAAACTATACTTCCATTCTCTACTCCACTCACATTGAAATAAACCAAGGTTGAGTTTGAGACCTAATTTATCTTTAATTATTGCCGGTCTTTTATTCTGAGAGTTTCTGAAAAAAATTGATATATATTCTGATATAGACCGACAAATTCTTGTCAAAGTCTTTTTCATAATTATATGTTTTTAATTTGCAATAATTAAATGTAGCAAGGATTTGAACCTTAACGTAAATACGTACCATTTAGCCACATGGGGCAAATATAAAAGTATTTAATTAAAAAATATAATATTATGGCAAAAATTTATGCAGTAAGTAGTTGGAAAAATGTGTTTCAACAGGATGTTGTAAATATTCTCCGTGATTTAGGGCATGAGCTTTACGATTTTAATAATCGAAAAACTTAATTCTTAATGAAGATATAAATGCGCATGGCTTTGTTTTTGGTGCGAACCCTTTGAGAATGTGCCTTTGGAAACAAAAATCTGAAAGAGGTTAGACATATTTGCTCCACTTTGGGGAGAATTGTCGTTCAAGAATCATATATTTGTCTCAAAATACTATTTATGATACGTGAAGCAATACTTGAAGCTCTCAAGAATAGAGGAATGAAGCAGGCTGAATTAGCCAGACATTTGGACATAAACCGAAGCTCTCTCAATGCCTTTTTAAAAGGTAATGGAAAAATTAGCTTGGCGAATGTCGAAAAGTCATTTTTGTTTCTTGGTATAGAAATAGTGTTGAAAGACAAATAGTTATAACTCGTTTTTGCAAAGCGTGATTTTCAAGAATTTAGCCAATCGGGAAACCGGTTGGCTTTTTCTTTATATTTGCCCGTGAACGTTTTAACCCTATAAAAATGCTTTGCAAATATGTTCTGACAGTAGCTGGTACCACGTATGAACTTCCTAAATCCTGTATCCGGAATTGGGATGAGATAAAGCGTACACTCAAACGTGATGGATTCGGTGGAGTTATTAGAACATTCACATCTAAGTTTGAGTTTGTAGGAGAAGCTTATGAGTTGCTTCTCGATGAATGGGTAGAAAAATATCTGTTTGCAGACGCTCGGATCGCAATTTACGAAATCAATAATCAGCACACCTATGATATTGTTATCAATAGTAAACTGGATTTCGGTACCTTCGATAATTCGGGCTATACGATATCAATGAATACGGTTGATAATAGTACTGCTACTCTTATTAAGGCTAACAAGGGAACACAATACGAGTATCTTGTAGATGAAATAAAGGCAGTGCATCAGCTATATTATGATAGGTTAGATATGCAAAATATACTAAACTTCTCTATTGGTGATACATATACCGTAAACCCCATTGAACTTGCAGATATCTATGTTTCCAGTTATAGTAATGAGATATCCAAAGGAGGCTACCTTGAATATGACAAAGGAGAAAAAGGCGTAGTTGCTGATCTGCTCGGTGTCCCGGCATCGGGCATTAAGGCTTATGTGGAAATGGATGTTGAATATGAGAATAGCGGGGATGCTGAATATGCAACATTCACTCTTTCCTCTTGTGGGAATACTCAAGCAGTGAACATCAGTAAAGGAGAAACTAAAACAATAATATTGAGTATTAGCGTGAGTAAGGCTTCATTTGATTCTTATGGTCAAAGAAAGATGGTGTATTTTTCTATCAGTTTGAAAGCTTCTCATACTACTTATGCAAAAATCAACATTAAGAAGATTAAAGAGTTTAAGGTAACTTATAATTCTATCAGTGATCCTATCTACATTGATGCAATAACACCTACAAGGGTCTTGAATTGTTTGCTTAAAAGTATCAATGGAGGAAAAGAAGGCATTACCGGTAAGATTGCAAGCAATTATGATTCCAGACTTGATAATTGTGTTATAGTAGCTGCTGAAAGTATTCGTGGCATACCAGATGCGAAGTTATATACTTCCTATACAAAGTTTGTTGACTGGATGGAATCTGTGTTCGGCTTTGTTCCTGTAATTGATGGAAATATTGTTCAGTTCGTTCACAGAGATACACTGTTTTCCACAAGTATAATCAAAGAATTTGAAGTCGACTATACTGAATTTACTTATTCTGTTGATGAGAAGCTGATTTATTCGTCTGTTCGTGTCGGCTATGACAAACAGGATTATGATTCAATTAACGGACGTGATGAATTCCGGTTTACGACAGAATACATGACTGACGTAGATATTACTGATAATAAACTGGAGCTTATTAGTCCTTATCGTGCAGATGCCTATGGTATTGAGTTCTTAGCACAAAAGAGAGGTAAGAATACTACTGATAATGAAAGTGATAATGACGTGTTTTTTGTTGGAGCTGCTGATTCTATATTAACGTCTGGGGTGATGTGCTATAAACTCATTAGAACCGGATGGAATATCAGCGGCGTGTTGAATCCGGATAAAATGTTTAATGTGATGTATAACCAGCGTGCTATGTTGCTTGCAAACAGCAAGTATATTGGTATTAGCGCTGATAAGCTTGAATTTACTTCTTCTGATGGCAACAGTGATGTTGTGATTAACAACATTGCGTTAAAAGATAATTTTGTGATATCTGAAAAGTTGGCCACTTGTGGTAAAGTTGGATTTAATACCTATGATGAAGTTATTCCTTCTCCTGTGGATGGTATAATTACTCTTGTTAAAGATGAGTATTTGTATAAGGGATTTTTAAGTGAAGCAGACGGACAAATAGAACGGTTTGACGGGCTTAAATATGAACTTATAGTGAAATCTATCTCTAAAGCTTAAAATATTATGTTGAAAATAAGTCCTTTTACCCCTTTGTTTTTTAACCCTACTACGGACCGGTTCGGTGCGAAGAGTAAATACATTCAGAAATTCGCAAGCTCTGATATCATATTCATTGAGTTGATAGGTGACAAATCAGATGCAGTGCCTGCTTTGGTTGTACGAGATTTGATTAATGAGCGTCAGGATTCTATTGAGTGGCACACATGGAATATGAATAATAATCAGATAATCTACTTTCACATTATTACAGGACTGAATAGCGGTTACTACGATGTGTTAGTTGGTGATTCCTGGAGTGAGATTTTCAAAGTTACGAATGATAGTGCCGAACTTAGTGAGACTACTGTAATACAGTATTCAATGAAAGATAACCGGCAACGGACGGATTGTATCTTTTGGATTGATGGTATGCAATATTTCTTCGATTTCCGTGCCCCCGGCGGATTCAAAGATAATAACTGGTCATTCACAGTAGATAACGAACAGTTTACCACTGCTGATGGTGATATCGTAGAATTGTATAGCCGTGAAGCTACACAGAAGATATTTACTTTAGGTAATTCTATTGGTTGCCCAGTGTGGTTTGCTGACTTTCTCAATCGTATTCTATGCTGTAACTATATCTATTTTGATGGTGTACGTTATGCAAGAAAAGACGGTGGTGTTCCTGAATTGAATCAAGAAATCGAGGGATTGAAAAGCTTTGTCTTCAATCAGCAGTTACAGCAGATAAAATCGCTTGATCCTGTTTTGGAATGGAATAATCAGGTTGCGATGAGACGTGTACAAGGTGATAATTACAGAAAAACGGATACTGGGGATATGCGTAGTATCAAATTTGGTACAGAAAAACCTGTAGCAGAAATTGGGACTTATATCAATATGTCTAATGCTACTCCAAATACTGGCACTTCTATCAACAGTGATACGATGATCACAGTGAACAGTATTCATCATTCGGGCGGTGATGAACAATCGTATTGGGATTTAATCACAATAAAAACTTCTGATATAGACAACAAGTATATTAACAGAAAGGGGTATGGTAAACTGGTTGTGACAGGGCTTGATAGCTTGAAAGATAATTTGGATAACGGCTCGATAAATTTACGTGCCATTTTATACACTAATGGTTCATATAGTAATCTCATTGAAGGTTATGTAATCAGTAGGGATGGAATTTGCATACTGAAAGGGATATCTTCAAAAGATATAAATACTTGGCAAGAATTTCAGCTTTATCTTGATAATGTATATGAATGTGATATAGACAATGTTGGTATGACCATTGAACTAACATGGGTCTACGATAATGATTAGATAATTCATTAAAAGAATAATTATGACAGAAACGGAGAAACTGCAAATTGTCAGCCTTGTGCTGCAAGCGTTAAAGACAAATAGTTTCACTATAGAGCAACTTACCGCTGTGAAAGCTTTGTCTGACGATATGTATGTCGAAATTAGTGGTGGGCGGAAAATATTAGTTCAGGATCTGACTGATGCTATATCCGCTTATATTAATAAAGACTTGGAGGATTTTAAGAATCGTATTACGGAAGCAGAGAAGAATATTACTGAAGGAGATACCGAGTTGTTGAAACGAATATGTGGTATTTCAGCTAAATCAGACTCTCTTACTGATCCTTTTAAAAGTTTAGGTACGATTGATTCCCTTGCTAACTTAAAATCAAAACTCAATTCTTTATATGAGGGTAATTCCTCTATTGGAAATTACCGTTGTGTGTTCGTGCCTGGTTCTACCAGTATTCCTCTTAACATTCAAGTAGAGCGATTGGGACTCAATAATGTTTATCAATCGTTTACGTCGTGCATCCAACTTGATGCAATGAATGACAGTACGGCTACTGAAGTAACCGTAGGACCGGTTATTACTTTGTCCCGGAGTGGTGTTGTCTCCAGTGGTAACACAACTTGGGGGAAATGGATGTCAACCGAAGCAAAATTACAGGAAGCTCTTGGAACAAAAGAGACGTCTAAAAGTGATGATGGCTCTGTTTGGGGAGAATTGAAAAAACTATTTGCTGCCATAAATGTTTGTGGTAGTATTGTTGTTGACTTGGATTTCTTGAACGATCTAAGAGATTTAGACGAGGTATTTGGTACTGCCGGCTTGTTTACTTATCGGTATAATGAAGATGAACGAAATGAATTCAAGGATATAAAAGGTCTTTTGGCTACTACGATACTTGATGAGAACATTTATGAACAAATACGCTATGAGTGTGGGTTCGTATATCAGAGACAGCGAAAAAACGGAGAGTGGGGTAGTTGGAGAATAACGAGCGTTACTGACTATAATGTATCTTTATATCATGTCGATCCGAGTGATAATACAAACAGATTCACATTAGATAAGGCTATATACCTCGTTCCTATTGAGCTAAGGAACATTGGTATCAAATGTTCATTCTTAGATAAAGTAGGTAAATATCATACTTATGTATATGTCGGCAGTGATTATGTACCGGACTCATGGAATGAGGTTAATACCTATGAAGATGCAAAAGGCAAAGGGTATAAGGGTACTGAAGAGGATTTCTACAAGAATCTGTCAAATATAGATATGCTTCATTTTTTCAATACAGTCCTTTATACTGATATTGATTCTGTTGTTAACTCCGGCTATTATATTGTGGCTGATGCAGACACTTATTCAAGTGATATTTTAGTTGTATCCCGGTACGGTGAGGATGATGCCATTACCCAAATCTTCCTATCTACGTATTATACCGGTGGTGTGTTGAAACAACGTAAGATGACAGGTGAGAAGTGGAGTGAGTGGGAAGAAATCTCCGGTGGCTCCGGTTCAGGTAGTGGCTTTTATAACGTAACTAAACTTCATCCTTTAAATACTGGCTTCTATACAAAAGAAACAGCAGTAACAGCCGTTTCTGGAGCTAAAGTCAAGGATGAAGAGAAGCCCGGCATGATTATTACTTTCGAGGAGTCTGCCGGGAAATGGAAAGATTATCGTTTTGAATCAAACGACATAACAGCTTTTGATCAGTCGGCTGCTTGGAATGAATACGGTGGTGCAGGAGCTGTGAAAGAAATTACTTTCAACGGTGAAAAGCATACTCCGGATGAAAGTGGCGGTGTATCTTTCAATGTCGAAATTCCTCAAACAGATGAAAGTTTGGATGCCAACTCAACAAATGCCATTCAGAACGCTCCTGTAACTGCTAAATTTAATGAGATTGAAGCCAATACCGTTTTCACACTCGAATCCGAGGTTGACGAGGATAATAATACTGTTAAGCTAAGTTTGAAAAACAAGTCCGGCGCAGAAATAGCCAGTACGGAATTTCAAGGCGGTACAGGTGGTGGCGGAGAAACCGGTACTGCAACAAAGATTGTCCTCAATGCTTCGGTAGATAACAGCATTATCAAAGAGGGTGGTTCTTCTCATCTTACCTATTTCTACGATCACCAATATAGTTCCGGAGATGACAAGGGCGAATCTACTGGGCAGAAAGCTACGCTTACCATACAGATGCTTCGAGGTGCTCAAACTGTGTACACAGAGACTATTAACGATGTATCTAAGGGTACATATACCCTTGATTTGAGTAAGTATTTGCTTTTGGGAACAACGGATATCTATGTAAAGGCAACAACTACCGATCCGGAAGGCAAGAAGCAGACTAAACAGGCATACACGTCCGTCAAAGTTATTACGTTATCTTTGAGTTCTACTTATAACATTGCTTCTCCTGTTGGCGGCTATGCAGCCGGTGCAACTGCATCCATTCCGTTCACCATTTCGGGAACAGGCAACAAAGTTGTCATGTTGTATGTGGATGGTGTTCAGAAAGACTCCAAGACTATTACTAAATCCGGACAAACGAACAGCAGCTTCAGTATTTCCATGCCTGACCTTTTACCTGGTCGGCATACCGTGCAGATGGTTGCTGAAATGGAAGCTTCTGCCGATCTTACCGTTCGCTCTGAAAGTATCTACTTGGATATATTCAAAGAGGGTTCTTCTGCTCCCAGTATCGGCATGATGCACCGCTTTCCGGACGGCCGCATCTTTACGGATGATCATTTGACACCACGCCTTGAAGTCGGTCAATATGAGAAACTGCAATTCGATTTTGTTGTTTACGATCCGAACAAAACCCCTGCTGAAATGTCCGTGTACAACAATGGCACCAAAACACAGACAGTAAGTGTGCCGCGTACCGTTCAGGTATATACAAACCGGTTCACCGAGCAGGGAGAGTATGCAATGCGGTTCTCTTGCGGCAACACTGAATATGATTTCTTAGTCCACGTTGCAAAATCCTCTATTGATATCGAGGAAGTACAAGCAGACCTTGATTTAAAACTTTCGGCTGCCGGTCGTAGTAACACCGAAGAAAATCCGGCAGTTTGGACTGATGGCGAGGTAACAACCAAGTTCACCGGGTTTGATTGGAATAGTAATGGTTGGACTGGTGACTCTTTGCAGTTAACTAATGGAGCTACAATAGAGATTCTTAAACAACCCCTTGCCAATGATGCCGTATCGAACGGTGCTACGTATGAATTTGAATTGAAGTGTTCGAATGTAACTGATCGTAACGGTGTCATTCTTTCGTGTATGTCCGGTGGAATAGGATTCCAGATGACAACACAGGAAGCGAAAATAACCGCTTCCGGAGGAAGTTCTGTCAATACACTTTTTGCTTCCGATCTGAATCTGAAAATAGCTTTCGTTATCGGCAAGAAGTCCGGTACTCGTTTGATAGAATTGTACGTAAATGGTATCCGTTGTGGTGTGAAACAGTACTCACAGACTGAAAGTATGAAGCAGGAAGCTCCGGTAAATATTACTGTATCTTCCGATGCAGCCGATATCGAGTTGCGCAATTTGCGTATCTACCGGCGTGGTCTGACTGATGATGAAGAGCTGACCAACTACATGGTAGACCGTCCGACATCAGAGGAAATGGTTGTTCTATTCCAGAAAAACGATGTTATGAATGACGACGGCTCGGATGTGGATATAGAAAAGCTTCGTGCACAAGGTAAATCTGTCATGCGCTTTGTTGGTGATGTCGAACTTGTTAATGCAACGAACAACAAAAAGTTTGAAGTGCCTGTTGACGTGTATTTCTATTCTGCATATGGCAAGGAGTATGATTTTGTACTTCGTAATGCAGGACTTCGGATACAGGGTACATCGTCTACTACCTATCCGCGAAAGAACTACCGTATCTACTTTGAACGTTTCGATAAATACGGAACGACTTTGGAAGTGAATGGTGTCGATGTTCCGGACTTGATATATTCATTCAAACCCGGCGCCAAACGTGTGGGTATTTTCTGTTTGAAGGCTGATTTCTCCGACTCATCATCAACGCACAATACTGGTGGTGTGAGACTGGTCAATGACACATGGAAGAAATGTGGCTGGCTGACACCCCCACAGGAAATAGACGGCAGCGTTCGTATCGGTGTTGACGGTTTTCCGATGGACTTGTTCTACGATAATGATAATACCGGTGTAAATACCTATTTGGGTAAGTACAATTTCAATAACGAAAAGAGCGATTCTCACAATGTCTACGGTTTTGAAGGTATTGCCGGATTCAATGATTTAGCCGCTTTGAATGGCGACCGTAACAAATGTATCTGTCTTGAGTTCTTGAACAATTCTCATCCGTTGTGCCTGTTCGGTACTTCCAACATAACTACTGAAAACTTTGCTGACGGTTTGGAATTCCGTTTTAAGCCGGATAAGACATGGGAAGATGCCGACCAAGAGGATAAAGACGCTGTAACCCGTCTTTGGACATGGATTAATTCGGTAAAGAATGACCCCGCCCGGTTCCGTGCAGAATGTGCCGATTACTTTAATGTAAACAGCTTGTTCGGTTGGTATATAATCACTGACTATTTGATGGCTGTTGACAGCCGGGCAAAGAACATGATGTTCTGCACTTGGGACGGTGTTCACTGGTATATTCTTCCTTATGACATGGATACAATTTTAGGCGGACGTAATGACTCCGTGCTGAAGTATGACTATACTATGACATGGGAAACCTTTGATGATTCTATTGGCTCCTATGCAATGGCCGGTCACGACTCCATACTTTGGAAACTTGTCCGCTCTTGGCCGGAGAAATTGCAGGAAGTTGCCGGGAATATCCGTAGTAATATGAGCACCGAGGATGTACTTGATATCTTCAATAACCAACTGATGGGTAACTGGTGCGAGAGGATCTATAATAAGGACGGAGAATACAAGTATATCAAGCCTTTAACAGAGGGTGTCACGACTTCGGAGGGTACAAAATACTATGACTATCTGTACGCCCTTCAAGGTAGCCGTTACGCTCACCGTACATTTACGATCCAAAACCGTTTTGCTCTTTTGGATAGCCAATATCTTGCAGGTACATACCGACAGGATTCATTCCCTATCTATTTTGGTTATAAGTTCTCTACTGATAAGCGCAAGGTTAAGATAACCGCCAGCGAACGTTATTATTTCGGCTATGGGTACACGTCCGGCGAACCGAAACAAAGTGGTGTTCTTGCCGAAGATGCTGGCAGTGTTGTTGAGTTAACACTTGACACTGATTTAATCGTCAATGACCCGCAATACTTTTACGGTGCATCCCGTATGTTGGGTCTTGACCTGACTAATGTCAGCCATGCGATTGTTGGTACGCTGAATCTAAGTAACTGCATTGCATTACGAGTACTGAACATTGCTTGTACTGCTACACAGAAAACGATGAACGCGCTTTTGGTTGACAAGTGTAAGAATCTTCGTGAGTTGAACCTTACCGGGCTGCAAAGTGAAAACTTTACCTCTATGGATTTATCTTCAAATTCCAAGCTTGAGACTTTCCGTGCCGGTAAATCTGCATTGACCGGAGTATCCTTTGCACCTGGTTCTCCTTTGTCGATTTCTGTTCTTCCTGCTACCCTTCAGACGCTTGAATTACGATACTTGAGTAAGTTATCTAACGATAATCTGACATTAGAAGGTACAGCTAATATTAATCGCCTTGTTGTCGATAGTTGTGCACTGATTGACTGGCAAAGACTGCTCGCTGCGTGTGCTTCTGTCAGATACCTTCGTGTTACCGGGATTGATATGGAAGGAGACGGAACACTGCTTCGTAATCTGATGGAAATGGGCGGTGTTGATGAAAATGGCGGTAACGTTTCTTCTTGTCGTCTGGTCGGTACTTACCGTCTAACCCGTTCCATGACTGATGATGAATATTCGGCTGCCGTTGCTCATTTCCCGGAGCTGACTATCATTCAGCCTAAGTACACAATGATCGAGTTCGATGATACGGTTGCTGATGATGCTAATATTAGTAATTTGGATAATCTGACCGGCTATAAATACGGTAACAGCTATGTAGCCAACGGCCATATTACTAAGATTCTGGCTAAACGTCACCGTGCTTTAGGTAAACAGACCAAGAAAGGCAAAATGGTGATTTGTCACCTGCATGATGCGAACTCGAATTACTATGCCGATTCAGAGAAGATATCCGGTGCTACTCCTGCCAAATTGGATAGTACAGAGGGTGATATTTGGGTGTATGAGCCGCATTATTGGTATAAAGGTATCAATGACTACCTTAACAACAAGAAGTACACCTGTTACAGTTCCAATACCGAAATGCCCGATGTACCTGTATGTGATAAGGTATATCTTTCCAATATTCGCGAATCCGGGCTTTATAAGGAGAAAACTAAAATACTGATTGGTCGTGCCACCTTAACAGACAGCTATTCTTCTGACACGAATTATAGTGTTTGTGGTGTGGATGTTTCTAAACACAAACGTGTCCGTTTCCCGACCACGTTAGGAACCGGTCTGATTGGTAGTATCTTTGTTGACGCTTCCGGTAATGTGCTAAAGGATTTGACCGTTCCGAGTCTCAATAATAAGTTTGCTGAAGGCATGTATCTTATTGCAGATGTTCCAGAAGGAGCCGCTTTCCTTTATTTCACGATCTTCAACAATGCAGAATTTGACCTGGTTGTTTTATCTAACAGCGATAAGATTGAGGACATGGAGCCGGATTGGGTGGAACATGTGCCTTGTCTGACAGGTGTCGGTGAAGCAATTTCTATCGGTAATTCCCTTTATTCAGCTTTCAATACTTCCATAAGTGTTGGCAGTATGTCTCAATCCGATTTTCATTACTATGCTGAACAGCGTGGCTTGCAGCTTGTCGATTGGGAGATGCACAAAGACGTAGCTAACCTGTTTTATGCTGCGTATGGTCGTCGTGATGCACAGGATCAGTGTGGCTATGGTCAGAGTACAATTTCCCGTGTTATCGGGAATACGGCTGTTATCGGTATGCAGGATACAGTGAGTTATGATTCTGACGGTGTGCATAAGACTGAATACTCCTGGTATATCTCAAAGGATGCCGATGGCAGAATTGTCTATACCCGTACTCCTTCCAGTAACTGTTTGGGCTATGAAAACTGGTGGGGTAATAAATATGAATGGCTTGATAAAGTTACTTTGCCGAATACTAACGCCCAGGAACAGTATAAGTTAAATATTGAGATGCCCGATGGGACAGTCCGTAAAGTCCGTTCTGGTGTAACCGGTGGTTTCGCAACCGGTATGGTGCATCAAAAATACTGTGATGTGATTGGCGCTTTTTCACAAGCAGGCAGTAGTACAACCTATTATTGTGATGAGTTTCAGCCATCGTCGGCAGCCTCTCGTGTGGTCTTTCGGTCGAGCAACAACGCGGACACGCGTGCGGTGGTGTTGCGTATGCGA